CGAGTGGCGCGCGCGTAAGGCGGTGCGCGAGGAGCTTGCTGCGAAGGAGGAAGCCGAGGCCAAAGCGAAGGCCGAGAAGCAAAAGCAGGACGACAAGGCGCGAGCCGACAAGGCGGCCGATGCGTGGAAGAAGCAGATCACCGCCGCCAAGGAGCAACACGACGATTTCGACGAGGTGATCCAGGGTTGCGAGGAACCCATGACGAACGCCATGGCCTTCGCGCTGGGGCACCACAAGATGGGCGCCGAGCTGTGGTACTGGCTCGCGCAGCACCCTGCCGAGGTGGCGCGCATTCGCGAGCTGCCGGTGGAGGAGCAGCCCCTCGAGATCGGCGCGCTCGGTCAGCGCGTAGCCGCGGAGCTGCGCAAAACGTCGAAGACACCCAAGCCTGTGGACCCCGTTCGTGGATCGAGTTCCTCGACCGAGGCCTCCCTCAACGATCTTGCCGAAGCCAACGACATGGAAGGTTATGCCGCGAAGCGCCAGGCGCAGATCAATGAGGAACGCAAGCGCGGGCGCCTTCCCCACTGAACCAAACGCAAGCCTTGAAGCGGCAGCACGCCGCCGGGCGAGCGTAGAAAGGAGAAGAGGCTATGGCCTCCGAACAACTGCTCGCACCTCAGCTGATCACCATGGAAACCCTGGTGATGCTGGAAAACAACCTGGTTGCCGGCGCGCGCGTCAATCGCCAGTTCGAGAACCAATTCGTGAAGATTGGCAACTCGATCACGGTGCGCAAGCCCAACCGCTTCAAGGTCCGCACCGGCCCCGCGATCTCGCTGCAGGACATCCAAGAGCCGTCGGTTTCGATCACCGTCAACCTGCAGCGCGGCGTCGACTGGCAGTTCACCAGCCAGGAGCTCACGCTCACGGTCGAAGAATTCTCGGAGCGCTATGCGAAGCCCGCGGCGGCCGAGATCGCCAACCAGGTCGATTACGACGTGATCGGCAACTTCAACCAGTTCTTCAACCTGCTGGGCGCCCCGGGCACCACGCCGCAGACCTTCCTCGCGCTCGCCTCCGTGGCGCAGCGCATGGACGAGGCGGGCGTACCGCAGGACGGCCGCACGCTGCTCTTGAACCCCGCGGCGTACTGGACGATGGCCGATGCGTTGAAGGCGCTCTTCGTGCAGTCGGTGAGCGAGCCCGCGTTGAAGGGCTTCCTCGCCCGCATCGCGAACTTCGACATCTTCGAGTCGCAGAACATCCAGTCGCAGACCGTGGGCGCCTACGCCGGCGCCGGTGTCGTGAACGGGGCCGCGCAGACGGGCTCCAACCTCGTCACCAACGGCTGGACCGGTGGCGTGGTGGGCCTGCTCAAGCAGGGCGACGTGATCACCGTGGCGGGCGTGAACGCGGTGAACCCGAAGAACCGCCAGTCGACCGGCTCGCTGCAGAACTTCGTGGTGACCGCGAACGTGTCGAGCGACGGCGGCGGCAACGCGACCATCCCCGTGTACCCGCCGATCACCACGACCGGCGCCTACCAAACCGTGACCGGCTCGCCGGCCAACGGTGCGGCGATCACGGTGAAGGGCGTGGCATCGAACACCTACCCGCAGAACATCGCCTTCGTTCGCGATGCGATCGGGCTGGTGTGCGTGCCGATGGAGGTGCCCGGTGGCGTCGATTTCGCAGCGCGCACGATGTACAAGAACATCAGCATGCGCATCATCCGCGCCTACGACATCACCAACGACATCTTCGCCACCCGCCTGGACGTGCTCTACGGGACCACCGCCTTCTACCCGGAGCTCGGGGCGCGCCTGACCGGCTGATCGAAAGGAAAAGCTCGTGACCGCAAAGAACCCGCTCCAGGAACCGCTCTACCAGGTGGTGGTGACCTTCAAAGGCCGCCAGATTCCCGTCGGTCCTCGCATGAAAAAGGACGTGATCGAGGAGTGCGTGGCGACCATCAAGAAGAACATCATCGCCGGGCGCGAGCGGGCTTGGAGCGATCCGCAATGCGTACGCGTGTTCACGAGCATCCCCGCCGAAAGCCCCATCGTCCACTGAATCCCTAGGAGAACCACATGCCTCTGATCACCACCCCCGCCCCGTGTCCCGATCTCTGGACCCGTGGCAGCAGCCAAGGCGACGTCTATGGCTGCGCATCCGACTCCAACGGCAACCCCGGCAAGGTCGCATTCTTCGGCAGCCAAGCGAGCTTGCCGGTGGTACAGCCGTCGGGCAATCTGCTCGCCGCGGCGCTCCGCGGTGCCGCTGCCGCGCTCGTCGCCACGTTCGTCACCACGCAATCGCCCTCGGCGGTTGGCGCCAACACGAGCGCGGAGAAGTCGTTCACCGTGCAGACCGGCACCGGTGCCACGATGCTCCCGGCCACCACCGACCTGTTCTACGTGAACAAGCCGACCAACGACGCGGGCCTCGGCTACGGCAACGTGCGCGTGAGCTCGAGCAACACGCTGGGCGTCACGTTCCAGAACTTCACCGGCGGCTCGCTCACGCCCACGGCCTCGCAGGCGTACGTGTGCGTCGGCATCCGGGGCTTGCCGATCCTCACCTTCCAGTGGAGCCCTGCTGCGGTGCCGGCCAACTCGGCGGTGGAGCAGCAAATCCAGATCGTGCCCGCGGCCACCGGCTCTGCTGCCGGCGTGGGCCTCGCACCGGGCGCGCTGGTGCAGGTGAGCAAGCCCACCGCGCAAGCCGGCCTCGACATCGTGGGCGTGCGCGTCGTGAGCAACAACGTGCTGGGCGTGAAGTTCGTGAACCTCACGGCCGCGCCCATCGTGCCGACGGCGGCGGAAACGTACACCGTCTACGCGATCGGCGGCGGCATCGACGCGGCCAACAACCTCGTGCACTACGGCCTGAACGTGGGCACGGTGGGCGCGATCGGCGCCGGCATCGTGGCCACGGGCGGCTCCACCACGCTCACCGGCGTGCTGGCCACCGACTCGATGGTGGGCATCCAGAAGCCCACCTCGGGAGCTGCGGCGACCAACGCCGCGGGCGTGTACCAGGCGATCCTCACCGCGGATACGTGCCAGCTGATTTTCTTCGGCATCGGCACGGGCGCCACGCCCACCGCGAGCGAGGTGTACGGCATCCACACCTTCCGCGCGAACCCGACCGGCCCGCTGCAGCTCTATACGCCGACGATCACGCCGGCGGCCGTGGCGGCCAACACCACCGCGGAGCAGACCTTCAACGTGCCGGGCCTCATCGCGGGCACGCCCGTGTGGGTGAACTACGGCGCGCTCTCGGCAGCCATGCCGGGCCTGTGCATCGTGGGTGTGCGCGTGTCGGCCGCCAGCACGCTCGCCGTGACCTTCGGCAACTGCACCGGCGCGCAGATCGTGCCGCCCTCGGAAGCGTGGGTGGTGGGCAACTTCCAGGCGAAGACGCCGGGCGCCGGTAACGTCGTCTACCAGGAAGTGTCGGTGGCCGGGAAAATGACCACGGACCTCACCAACGCCATGCGCGCTGGCTTTGGCCCGTCCGGTCTGAACCTGCACGCGGGAGCGTGACGGTTTCCTCTCGTGGGCTCGGGGCAACCCGAGCCTGCGGGCGGGAAGCCCACACCTTGCGAGGAGCTCGCCATGGCCGAACAGCCCGACAAGAACACCTACATCGACCCGCCGCCCGCGCCGGTGGAGGTGCTCGGCTTCCCGCGCTGGATGTACCACCCGACGCTTCCCGCGCAGGTGGTGAACGATCCGCAAAGCGCCGCGGCGCTCGTCGCCTCCGATTCGCAGTGGACCCCCAACGACCCGAACCCCACCACATGAACATCACGCCGAAAGGCCGCTACCTCCTCGTGCGCTTCATCCCGCCGGTGTACTCCTCGATCCTCGAGGTGGTGCACGACCCGCTCGTGGAGGAGAAGAAGAACAGCGCGATCGAAGACCGCATCCAGTCGGGCGTGGTGCTCGCGATCGGGCCGAAGGTGCGGGCCAACGTGAAGGTGGGCGAAACCGTCTACTTCTCGCAGCTCGTGAAGAAACACGCCGGCCGCGCGATCGGCGCGGACCCCAACCTGCTCTTGATCCTCGATCAAGGGCTCGCTTTCGTCGACGAGGCCAAGGAGGCCGCAGCATGACGTACCAACGCTACCCGCTACTGATGCGCCACCCGCAACACCAGGACGCGAGCCACACCATGGTGCCCGGCATCATCGTGCAGACCGCGCAGGGCCGCAAGGAAATCGGCTCCCACACCGACCAGGCCAAGCCGCAGTACCTGCCCGACGTCACGGTGGACAACGAGGCG